ACAGAAAGATTTAGCAGAAGAATATCTTACAAAGGCAAAAGAAAATGCCATATACTTTAAAGATGGCAACTTTCCTAATATGCCTTTGTTTCAAGGAAACGACATCAAGGCAGCTTTCAACGCAGGGCGTGAGAGCGTGACTGAGAGTTTGCCTAAATTGAAATGGCGAAGAGTTCACAAAGATGGGCCATACCTTGCCGTAACAGTTTTTAACTGGTTCTACAGGATAGAATTTGTTTATAACGAATTTCATTTATTCTGTAATGGCTATTTTATCAGTTGTTATATCTCGCTTTCAGATGCCAAGCAGGCAGCTAACGAACACTATAAGAAACAAATTAAACAAGCATTGGGATTATGAGTTCAAAAATTATGTTTACAGAAATAAGGCGAGTGTGTTCTAATGGGTATATGCACTATATCCCGAAATTTGAGGAAACATTTCCTGAACTTAAAAATGTAAGTAATGAAGAAATGGTAGATAGGTTTAGAAAACTCGGTATTGAATTTTACACTACCGAAAGAAAACCAGTGTCTTTGCTTATTAGGCTATCTATGCCTTTTGCTTTTATTACATTTATAATCATGATGATAACAAGCCCCATACACTTTTTTATTACAGGTAGGTGGAAGTATCGAGTAAAAAGCAATGGCAAACTTATGAATTGGTTTGAAGCAGTAGGTTTCTAAATAGAGTTAAACAAGCATTGGGGTTATGAGTGCGTGGGTTGAATGTATGCATTGCAAAGGAAGAGGGAGCGTTCGCTTTGAAAGAGAACACGGAAACTACTCTTCTTTTACATACTTAGAGAGAATAACAGGACGTAAAACCTGTCCATATTGTGACGGAGAGGGAAAGATATTAATTGAATAACATAAAATGACAAAAGAAGATTTTGTATTATGACAATATTAGAATTACAGAAAAGGCTTCAAAAAATGTACGAAAAGTATGGAGATGTTGAAGTACGGCATCAGTGTGGGGATGTTGGTGATTATTGTAGTATATCTTGTGTTACAAGAGATGACGAAAACATCATTATTTTGTAATCTATGAAATGCCATTACGAAAAGATTAAAGGTGTCGGCAAAGTGCTTATCCCTGGCTGTATGGCAGTAGCTGTAAGTAACGATATTGAACGCTGCACATGTCATAATACCACCTACGAAAGTTTTGAGCGTAAGAGATACAATATTGAGATTAAACGCTTGAAAGGTATCATTACCAAACTCGAAAAAGAGAATGAGTATTACAGAAAATTATTAGAACGAAACGAGATAAAGTTATGAGCAAACTTATTCCACGCAAGATTAAAAAGGCTTGCAAAGCACACAGAAATGATGTACCTCTTAAAACAAAGTGGTTGCGATATGTGCACACACAATTTGCAAGTTGGGTAGCTAATTATGAACCATGCATTAAAGATTATAAAACCACGTTTTCTACTAAGTACGGGGGATTAATTATTAATCAAATATATTAATTATGGGACAATTCTTTGATTATATTCCATTTGCCCTTCGAGCAGCTGTCGCAGACGAGTATCTGCACAGAGTTGTATGTGCACCTAAAAAGAACCGTGGCGGCTCAACGCCATACGCCGACAAAAGGAAGAGAAAGCGAAAGAATAAATCTAAAAGAAGATAATTATGGAACGATTTTATTTTACATTCCCTTTTCGGGACGTTCAACATTACAACTGTTATCACGTTGAAGAAGCCGAGACTTACGAAGAAGCGCGTGATAAGATGGTAGAGAGGTTTGGGGAAGACTGGGCTTTCCAATATGATGAAGATCAGTGGAAAGTTTCAAAGGAACAATATGAAAAGTTCTACAAGCATGACCCGACGATGCCTAATTGGTTCGAGGGCATAACACAGGCAGATTTATTTAACTTAAAAGAAATTTAGTATGAAAGAAAAAATAGTACAACTAAGCGAGTATGAGTACAACCAACTTCAAGAAAAAGCTGAATTGACCGATACAAAAATCCGTGATTTGGCAGAGAAATATTACCAAGAACGTGGTGTGTTCCGAATTGATATTAGAATCGGATTACAAGATAAATATAACGGAGATACTGTTTACTATACCAATGTTTTCTCATACGAGAACGGCTTGTATAAGAACGATGGATTTAGTCCTATCATCACCGAGAAAGGCCGTAGGAAGATAGAAATGATATTGTCTGATGCTTGCACGGAAACTTTTGAGAATAAATTTGGTGATGCTATTAAATTCAAAAATAGCTATGCTGAAGCATTGGAGAGATTTTCTATAGTAAGATGGATTGCATACACAATAGCATTCAGTGGCTGGGGTGTTGCAGCAGCATTGATAATAAATAATATATTCAAATAATGAGAAAATTGTAAACTTATGGAACTGATAGATATAATAGATAAGTTAGTTGGCAGAATAGAGCCTATAGGTGATACTTCCGTTGACGAAGAACGCTTTGAGAATTTGAAAGCGTATTGCGAGTTGATAAATGAAATGGTAAAGCGAGTGGACGATGTAGTTTGCAATAACTGGGGTAGTCGTCTTGCTTCCGTGAAGAAGACCAATGATTACATCAGCGACTTTCTTACCAACACTTTGAAAATAGAAGGATAGCATGGAAGTGAGAGGTACGGAGTGTTTAAGGAACTAAAAACAGAAAAGTAATATGATTGTAAAAAGAGTAAAAGCGTATTTTGAGAAACGCAAAGAGAGAAAGCGCATATCAGAGCAATATGCACTTGAAAAAGCATGTGTAGACTATTTCAATAATTGCGTCCCACGTGTGGACGATTTTACAAAGTTAGTGGATAATGTTCCTATTGGTCGGGACGGATTACCATTGCTTATTAAAAGTGACAATAATTCCTACCCTCTACAATCCATAGAGGCTCGTATTCCAGATGTTTGGGATGAAATGAGATTATATTATGGGGATTATCCTTATCTATATACGCCTGAATGGGTTATGCAAATAAAAGATTTCCCTTCTGAACTATGGCTTTCAGTTGAAGATTATCCACGCCCAACATGTCCTACGTTGCTTTTGTGCGATTATAAAGGACATTATGAGGTAGTTGAGTACGCACATAAAACATGGATTACGGAATTATGCTTTCCCGTAAAGCCTACACGCTACTTCGTCCTTGATTTCTTAGATAAATATAAATAACTAAAAACAGAAAAGTAATATGAAAAGAGTAAATGCCCCAAATAAAAATGGTTATATCGAAATCGACTTTGACGGACACGTTAAAGCAGGTTTCAAGGTAGAGAATGGAAGTATCATAGTCTTAGGGGCTATGGACGGATACGGAATATCAATAAAGGTAGAGAAGTGAAAGACGATAACAATATGAAACGAATATTAGACGCTTGCTGCGGAAGCCGTATGTGCTGGTTTGACAAGGATAATCCTGATGCTGTATTTATGGATATTCGTCAGGAATATACGACACTTTGCGATGGGCGTACTTTGGAAGTTATACCTGACGTGGTTGGTGATTTCAGAGATATGCCGTTCAAGTCCAATAGTTTCCGTCTTGTCCTATTCGATCCTCCGCACCTGTTGCATCTCGGTAAATCATCATGGATGGCGAAGAAGTACGGTCGTCTGTTCCCGACATGGGAGGATGATATAAAGCAGGGATTTGACGAGTGTATGCGAGTTCTGAGTCCGAACGGAGTACTTATATTCAAATGGAACGAGCAGCAGATACCAACTAATAAGATAATCGAGGTTATCGGGCGGAAACCTCTGTTTGGACATACTTCGGGCAAAGGGCAACATACGATATGGATGTGTTTCATGAAATGAACAAAATATGACAAATATTTCAATATGAAGAAGATTCTTTTTAATGATAAGTATTGCCTCACGCTGGCAGTGCTTAATGGAAACAAGACAATGACAAGGCGAGTACTAAGAGATAATGTACCGCTTGGTAATTGGGAGGAAACACAAAAGAAATTACCTTACAAGGTCGGTGAGGTCGTGGCAATAGCGCAAAGCTACTACACCATAGGCAAACCCCAATACGATAAGTTTGGGAACGGCGTTCCAGGAAATAGCAATAAGATGTTTGTACGTGCCGAACTAATGCCCCACCACATCAGAATTACCGATATTAAGGTGGAACGTCTCCAGAGCATATCAGGCGAGGACATCCTCAAAGAGGGCGTTTGGCAATATCCTAAACTAAGAGCCTATCATGTTTCCAAAGCTACAGGCTTTGCCCCTGATGTTGCCTTTCTTACTGCACGTGAAGCATTTGCTTACCTCATCGACAGAATAAGCGGCAAGGGCACGTGGGAGAGTAACCCGTGGGTGGTAGCGTATAGCTTTGAATTAGTAGATTAAAAGTAAATGAATTATGAAAATAAAGAATGAAGCGGAACTGCTAAATAAGTTCTGTAGTGATAAAGATGATTTTCATCCATTTTTAGAAAAGCCATTTTACAATACAAAGTATGACAAAGTGTGGTGTACGAACGGGTATGTTCTCCTTGAGATTAACCCTAAAGTTCTTACTAAGAAATATCATGAATATGAACTCCGATTTCCCGAGTTAGAATATCCATGTAAGAAGAAAGTAACCATTGAATCAATAAACAATGCATTAGATGAATGCCCGAAAGTTGACGAGGAAATCGTTGTGAGCGAGGAAGTAAAGTGTAAGGAATGTGAAGGGTTCGGAGAGGTTACTTGGGAGTATACAGACAATAACTGTCATACGCACGAACTCGAAGCAGAATATCCCATATGTTATGGTAAAGGGTATATTATCCCTGAAAAAACAAAGAAGACGGGGCGGAAGATTACTAAAGAGGACGCTATTATATCCATTGGCAATGCTCTTTTCTTTGCACGCAACGTCAATAAGCTAAAATTTGCGATGGATTTTCTTAACATCAAGTCCGTAATGTTGACACATAACCCCAAACGAGGTGCTAACAAGTTCGTTCTAAACGAAGATGTATGTATCTTTATTAACCCCATGTATAGTTTAGAAGAAAAACCACATGATGCAGTAGTAAAATTAGTAGATGAATGTATGGACGAATTAAATAAAATTGCTACAGAGATGGCGTTACATACAAATATCGTAGTAAAGGTTTTAAATGACAAACTACAAGGTTATTATCATCAAGGTAAATCACGTGCAGGGTCAACACCCTACGCAAGTAAGAGGAAAAAGAAACGTAAAAAGTAAAATTAAATAAAAGTATTATGAAAGTAGAATTACAATGCGGTGATACTATCACCATTCCTGATGGTTGCAAGGCAATCGTTAAGGACGGAAGTGTAGTATTTGAGAAAGAAGAAAAAGAGGAAGCAAAAACACAAGATTTTAAGGATGGAGATGTGCTAACCTCATTGTTTGATAATAAGGTAGTCTTTATATTCAAAGAAGACGAATCAAAACAAAAGTATAATAAAAACGACTATTATGTATGCAATATATATGTAAGCAGTTCGATTGGCTATACTATTGAGGTACCCACAAAAGATAGCTTGTCTTTCTGTGGGCATAAAGATGAGGTGCGTCTTGCCACCAACAAAGAAAAGCAATTCCTCTTCAACAAGATGAAAGAAAATGGTCTACAGTGGAATGCTGAAGAGAAGCGAGTGGAGAAGATTAGGTGGAGAGCAATGAAAAATTATATCTACCATCGGCTAAATTGTTACCTTTGTCCCACTCAGGAAAGTGACGACTATCGGACTTGGAATCAAAAATGCCACGATTCTTATAACTATTTCCATACAGAAGAGCAAACCAAAGAAGCTGCAAAGCGTGTGAAAGAAACATTGCGAAAGTATCACGAGGAGATAGGAGAATAAGCGATGAACATTAAAGACATCAAAATCGGTGACAAATTATGCGTACCACATGACGGGTTCCCAATGATTGTCGTGGGGATTTATTCATCCCTTGACGACCTGAACAACGGAACTGTTTACCTTGACTTCGAGGAAAACGAGGGCGACATGTGGGAAGAAGAAGCAAAGAATCTTATACCCTACAAAAATAAGGCTTAAATACTAAACTAAAACGGGGGTGGCGTGCATCAAGCGTCACCCCTAACTAAAACTAAGAAAATGAGAACGAAAATAAACATTCTTCTGTGGGGCGTTTCCTTTTCATGGTGGATGTTCACTGCAATGGAACTTATGAACCATGCAGAGTACAGAGATATAAGCATGACACTATGGGGTGCAGCACTAAGCGTGGGGATGATTGTATTTAACTTCAAAGCATGGACACATGGAGAAAAGAAAAGACGATAACGACACAGTAAATATGCTTAACGACTTCTTAGAGGGTGCAGGGCTTGAACGTTTCGACCCAATGGACGACATTAAGCATAACGCACAGAGAAACAGTATTAAAACAGACATTAAATTTGAAAGTACAAGACGATAGACTATGATGGTATATGTAGCACTTTTTTACGTTTTCATGGCGTGTTGCTCCTTTCCCTTGGTACTTCGTTGTATCGTGGAAAATGAGGGCATAGCAAGTCAAGAACAGTTTTCCAAAGCGGTTGTAGCTTCCGCAATGTGGATAATCAGTATTCCAATATTATTAATCAAAAGAAGTGAAAATGACGGAGAGTGAATATAATATAAAAAGTCGTGTTCTTAAAGCGAGGATAGTAAACACAAATGCACGTTTCTTTCCACGATGTATGAGAGCACTGTTACGTAAATACGCTCAACTTGATGCAGAGTATTACGGTGTTGATTACGAGAACAGAAAAAAGGAACTGTATGAACAGTATGGCGTATCGGCTCCCAATAGGAGGAACAGTCATGGGTAAAGCACTTTTTATCCTTATCGTGTTTCATGTCGTGCTTACATTATTGAGCCTTATGGGAATCATTGATATTCCATGGTATATCGTGGCAGCACCACTCATGATTCCTTTTGCCATGGTAGTGGCATTTCTGTTATTCATACTTTTTGTTTACTTAATTCAACTTTTATAAATGAGAGTAATTTTAGATATTCTTCTTGATGGGAAAAACATGGATAAAATATACAACCTGCCATGTGTTATGTCGGTTACAAAGGATGCGGATGGCAAACCTGCCGCTATCCTTGGTAAAAGCCACACCAAAGGACGAACGATAGCACGCTTTGGCGACCATATATGTCAGTTTGAAAGCGGTCTATGGCAAGTATTTGGAACAGAAGCCGCAGGGCGCATAGAACATGGAGGGGCATATCGCAATGAATAAGTTTAATTCACACGCCCTTACTGCAAAGGAGTTCAGTAAGGCTATCGGGATAAGCGACAAAAGCCGTGAAACATATACACATGTTTCAGCACTGTTCCATACCATCATCGGCGGTACAAACGATGTCGCACACTCAAATATGCTTGACGCTATAGACGAGATAAAGCAGGCAGGACTTTACAGACAGAGAGTTAAGAAAGCATGCAAGGAAGCTATCTCACGGTATGAGGACTTCGAGAAACGAAATATGGAAGATATGAGAAATGCAGATCGTGATAAACGACAACTGTACATGGATTATCTCGATAGCGTTAATACACGCTTAGAATCACATATCTTTATCCTTCATCAGTCCATCAAACGAGTACTTGACAGAAAGAGGATTGATAACAGTGGATTTAAGGCTCGCATCATCCTTGTTTACGAACTTCTTAATTATTCCGTTGAGTTGTTTGACAAGTTTATAGAGAACTGTCCGCCATGCCCACCCGTCAATATTGCACTGACATATCAACCTGCACGCCTTACGGGTGTACGTTCTGCGTGGAGAGAGGTGGAGGAAGCGATATGCAAAGACTGTACAGACATTAACCTCAATGAGGATAATAACTGCAAAATGGCTTTTGACATCATCGAAACGAAACTCGTATCAGAACAAGGAATATACGAAAGCAGTGAAGCTGCACTTGCACTGAACCCACGTGAAGCACTCGAAGCGGATAAAGCCGTCCTGAAACTTGACAAGGAGGAACATAAGAAGATTATCTTAACAGACAATCAGCGCAAGTTCCTGAAAGAAAACTATCAGACGAAAACAAACAAAGAACTCGCTGACACTATCGGTTGTGGACTGACAAAACTTCGGGAGTTCGCTAAAGAGTTAGGTTTAACTAAAAACAAAATAGCATGAGCAAACAAGACTTTTACGACCATATGCACTTTGCAAGGTCAAACAACCTTATGAATGTCCCACTTGACATCGTTGTTACCAAGTATCAGGAAATGAAAGGGAGTGCCATATAGGTGCTCCCTTTTTGCGTTTATAGACATAATAAAAACCCCCACTGTCCTCTCGGATGGTAGGGGCTTGCTCCTAAAAATAATCAATTACCAAATAATAACTAAAAACCTAAATCAAATCTAATTAAGTATTAAAAAGTTCTGCTTCTCGTTTATCTCCTACAAATATAGTGAATTTATTTGTTTTCTCCAAACGAAAACGGGAACAATTTCCTTTCTGACATTATACCTTTCTGTACTTTTTAAGCAGCCACACTACAATGTACGCAATGACGGCTAAGAAAGTAGCGGAGAGAGCACCTATCGCCCATCCTCCAACGTCCATCTTGATTTTTTGCCAACGGGTGAGTTCACGTTCTATAACCTTGGGCACTTCAATATAATCTCTCTTAATTGCCCTTAGACTGTCATTGCTTGCTCTGTATCGGTCTATCTGTCGTTGAAGTGATAAGTTGTCCACTGTTGCATGCCATCGGTCACGATAGCGAACAATAAGTCGTTCCTTTACTTCTCCCTGCTCGTTCTTTACAATCACTACACTGTCATGAATAGCAACACTGTCACGGACGTTTACAATCTGTTTTAAGATTAAACTGTCTTTGATGTGAACACTGTCCTTTTTTGCCATGTACACCGTATCTGTGTGAATAGACTGCACGGGTACGTACACCTTGTGCGAACACCCACAGAGGATGAGTGCCGCAATAGCAAGCAACGCTACCACCGATATAAGGGATATGACAAACACCCTTATGCTCTTTTCATAATCTTTTTCGTCCATAATCTTTATACTCCTTAAACCTTTAATGAAAAACACTGATGTCTTTGTTTCCCGTCTTCAGGACGTTTATAACCCACATGTACCCATCGTGCGGTCTTCGACATCTCAATGATGATTTGGTCAAAGCCGTACCCCATGCGTGAGAATACCGTTGCAAAGAACTTTTCAAACTCTGTCTGCTTTCCGTTGACGGGTTGCAAGTCTGCTGCATAGCCTGCCACGTGTGCGGAGTTCTTCACTCCTCCCACTGCTTTGTTAAGTGCAGGACTTCTGTATCCGCTTGTTATCCTTATTGCAGGCGTTCCGAGTGAATGCTCTGCGCAATATTCCTCCCACTCTGCACGGATGCTCTCTAAAAGGGTAATTGTTTCCGTTAAGTGTACCCTTACTGTCGGTGTGGGGTTGTTGTCAATCCCCAACCGACTTGCGGTTGAGGACTGAATTAATTCTCCTATTGTGAAATTTGCCATAATACCTTAAACTATATATCCTTTTGATCTAAAACCATCACTCGCACCAGGGAACATAAATTCAGTTCCGCTCCAATTTGTTCCTATTGGTGATAGTTGACACAGATACGCATCGCCAATTGTGTCACTAATGGCTTTTTCTTTATCCGTATAAGGCTTTATAGCCTCAAATAGCCATCTTCCGAATTGTTGACCATGTTCACTATCAATCTCTCCCGTGGGTTCTAAGTATATTTGTTTAACACACCCACGACCCAAGTTGCGGATAAAGGTGATAGCGTGCTCCATTTTATTAGGGTCAAACTTCAAGTGAAGTAACCTAATATGTCCGCCATCTTCATAAGAAGTTAGTTCATCGCTATTGTCAGAGTTGCGATAGTTCACCCAATCTTCGTGAGAAGAGTCGCTATTAACGGCCACGTCCATATCCTTTACAATCTCAAACTCATCGGTTAGATAAATGTCCAATCGCCCAAAATAAGACCTCATGAACATACCACGAATATCCATTGGACTTTTTAACGTAAGGCTTAGATTGTTGAGGTAAACGTCTGAAAATAGTCCTTGGCAATTAAGCGGAACGCCCATACCGTTTGATTGGGCATACCCCCTTAATAAGGAAACAAGTCCTACCTGCTTAATCAATGGCACTGCATCGGGAGTACTACTGCCTGCGCCTAATGCCTCTAATACCTTAGTAGCAAAAGTACCATCATGTAATATGTCTGCGGGGAACTTGCTTAGTTCTTCTGCCGCCAAGTTGTTCAAAATCTCACTTTCAGAATTAAACAGGTTCATGGCAGCCGCCATCGGGTGAGTTTCCATTACCTTTGCAGGTGCTTCGGAAAGTGCTTTTATTCCTGATGTGAGCTGAGATTCTTTCTCTACAATCTTTTCTACTACCTTTTCAATCACACGTGGTTCAGGTAGCCTTAAGTCGAGCGCATCGCCGTTATCGTCAACAAGGACGATAGGTGATTTTGCCTTGTATGTTTCCTGACGTATGCCATCCTCCGTGTAGTCTGCATCGGGGTTATCAATGACACATTCTACCTCGATACGTCCTTTGCCAAGTCCGTGATTGTCAAAGAACACAATCAGGCGATCGCCGTCCTGCTTACAATGCTTACATACTCCGTTCTTTCTCTCTGCCTTGTACACTGTAAATCCGTTTTCTGTCTTTGCAGCGATTGAGAAATCGCAATCAGGGAGTGCTACGGGTTGTCCGTTTTTAACTAATTTTACTGCAAGGGGGAAATCACTCTTATAGTTGATACGTGATAGTCCCTCTTCGTGTCCTTGACTTTGTTCTCCGAGTGTTACTGTTACTGTTTCCATTATCCTAAAATATTAAATGTTGTAATAATAATAAAGCACACGCCTTCCTCCCATAGCACGCTCCGCTTTCGTCTGATGAGATAGATAATGCCGTATATCACCCAAAAGACAAGAAAATGATAATCAGTAAGACCGATTAAGAGTTGAGAGGAAATAGCTGCCGTGAAAGCCCCTACCATGTGAAGTGCTTTGCCAATAGTTCGATAGTGCGGGCTTGCTCCGACCATCATCATCCCAAAAAGGAACACAATGCCCAAAAAGCCTACCCAACCACTTGTATTTACAATCATCTGCGGTGTCATAAGAAAAGACCCCATGACAATTACAAACGTGAATACATTTGGAGATTTAACAATATAGGCGGTTTCAGAAAGGCTACATAGCGGGCAACCTTTCCTTTTTGCCATTAATATCGTGTATCCCATTAGTAGCAGGCTTCCGATAATGCTTACTATAAGTACTGCTATTTTCATAACTGTAGCTTTTCGGGATAACCTTTCGTGAAGTCGTATGCGTTCACTTCCTCTATTGACGACAAAGCTGCAATAGCCGCCTTATGCTTGACCGTCACCATGAAAGTGGCATCAGCATAACGTTGAATCTTTGCAAGGACAATCTTTGCCGTTGGAATATCAATCGTCAAAGGTTGTTCTGCAATGGCAAATGTGATAGTCGTTTCGCCAAGTGCTTCCGCAGCGGCAATGCTCACATTATAGCTTGCACGTTCTGAAGGTGTTAACCACGTGTGCATGCCATTAAATGTGAAGCCGTTTACCTCTGATGATTGACTGAACACGTCAAGTTCTGCAAGTTTTCTGTCTTTCGCATCTTGCAGAAGTTGCTCTGCCGTTTCTGTTTCTACATGCTCATAGCCGTTCGCTTTAAGCGTTTCTTCTGTCGGGTTGATTATTCTAACCCCTCCTACCTCGATATATACACCGTTGTAGGTGTCGTTTCCTTTCTTGTATTGTTTCATTTCATTTCATCTATTGATTTAACATAAGTGTTATATGGAGATCTGAAAAGAGATTTGTAATACTCTATATCTTCATTTCTCACATAAATGGTAAAAGGCGCAAATCTGTTCATCCAATCAAAACCAATACCCAAAAAACGTTTTACACGCCCCCTAAAAATTACCTTTTTCATCGCTGCGTTATTATAGCAAAAGTAATGTCTAATTTCTTCGACATTCTCGCCAATATCAACGGTTTCAATATTCATACCGCTAAAATGCGAGCCAATATATGTCACGTTGTTTGGTACTTTTATGCTTGTAAAGGTAGACCCTAAAATTGCCTGATCTCCAACTTTCTGCACCGTTTGAGGGATAACGGTTTGCGCTTTTTTCAAATCTGATACCAATAAACGTGTTTTGTCTTTTGATAAGACAAAATCTCCAACCTTACAAAAGGCTTCACAATTCTCATCTACCACATAATTTTGAAAACTGCCAGTTCTTAGATTTACGTTCGCTTTCTCTTTTAAAATTAGGGTGCTTCCACTAATAGAACCGTTTAACGTATTACGTACCGTCATAGTAGAACACCGCAAATTATTTACAGAGATAGGTATGTTGGGAATTGTTATAACACCTCCATTGTTAAACGCAAACCTTTGCATATTAACAACGCCCTCTGACAACCCTGTAAAGAATTGGAACTCATCAAATAGCGTTAACCTTTTAGAACTGTTATAATTTGCGCTATTAAATTCGTTTACTGTTACGCTTGCCGCTTCATCATAAGACAAACGACTATCGTTGTTTTTATCGAAGTTAGCACAAAACGATTCTACATTCTCATCACTAAAACGTATATACGTATTAGCATCTTTTGCAAGTAATTTTTCAAATAAAATCATTATTGCGTTCCTCCTATAAGCAAATATCCGTTAATGATACACGCTTGATATGTCTGCCCCTTTTGGGGCGCAAAAACGTTACCCAACCATTTAACAGAACTTGGCAACGTTAACTGCGTACCACTCGCTGCTGGGCAAGTGAACTGAAAGCAGTATTCGGCGGTGTAGTCATTGTTGTCATTCGGCGCAAGGGAGAGGTTAAGGCTATCCACAACGCCCCACACATGCATGACATTCGGTGTCAAGGTAAACACTTTGTCATTTGTCCCGTGATTCTGTAGTCTAAACCGCCCGTCTTTGCCATCGTTGCCCCGTTCTCCTTTGTCGCCTTTTAATAGTGCAGCGTTCATCGTTTTCAACGTCCCGTCTGTGGCTACAACGGGGAGGGACTTAAACTCACTGACATTTTACGAACTTGGAAGCGACATAATATCCTGCGACTGTGCTTTAATCTCCTTTAGTACCTCTTGCACTATATCTCTTTTCTCTTCTTCTGTCATATCGTTATCGTTTTAAGTTATTCAATAGTTGCCTTGTCGCTATCACCTCCGATATAATCAGCAACGGCGGCAATGACTTTCTTTGCATCCTTATCCGAAGACGCTTTAACTACGGATTGGATAATATTCTGTATGTCCTTTATCTTGCTCTTTCTCTCCCGTGCGTGCTCTATAAGGCTTTTTGCTTCAATGATAAGCAGCCCTATAGATACTAAGATAGTAATTGCAGGCATGGTCTTAATATTCAGTAGCGTGCAGGCAATGAACACCACTGCATCCACGATAAAGGCAATAAGTAGAACACGCCAATACTCTCCTAACTTTCCAAGTGTCTTGCGCATGCTATGGGAATCAATGGGTTTACCCAATTTCTTCTGCGTGTATATTCTGTCCCAAAGGTCAACGAAGATGGCACAGAAGACAAGTACCCACATTATCACACATACTATCAGGTGTGTAGCTACTGTGTACATGAAGTGCGGTGTGAACTGAAACTCTATTACATCCATAGATACACCTCCTTTACAGTAAGAAAAGAAAAACACCCACTATCGCACCGAGTACGCCTGCTGACACGTCCAACCAATCGAACGGCTCCCTGTGATAATACTTATCCACACTCTCTTTTGCTACCATGACAACAAATGCAGGTATCAGCGCAAAGATGAGCAGACACCCAAGCGCATGCAACGCTTTGCATGATAGCATTGATACAACAAGTCCCACGAACATGTGCAGATACTTGTCACTTCCTACTTCAGCGAGTTTACAGAATACCCGATACACTCCATCTAAAAACTTTCTCATAATTACTCCTTTTTTGTGTTGTTGTTATTGTCGTTATTACCAATTCATATCACGCCCTGAACTCGTTATGATACCTCCTCCAACGTCTGTTATCTTAGGTGTCAACCATTCGGGGTTAACATACGTAAACTCTCGCACTTCTCCGCCGCCAAGAGTTATCACTCCCTCTTGGGTTACAGTTAACACGCCAACGTTATTGTTTCCATTAAAAACCGTCCATGCCTTACCGTATCCTATACTTTTTTTGTCGAAAACATAAACGCCTGAACGGGTGCAATTAAATATCACCATATCAATACTTGCCCCGTTGGGTATTTCAAGTGCAGGATTCATTTCTTCTGCGCCGATAGGATCTGTCGGGTTGCTGATGTTAGGGTTATCAACGTCTACAAGCGTTCCGTCTTCCCCGAGGACTCCTTGCCTGCCCGGACTATATAGCGGTATTTTGTACGCTGAGCCATTGACATAGGGATTTGCCCTACTTGGGAAAGAAACAACACCGAGTTTAATCTTTATACCCTTAGAATCAATGTGCCCCGTATGGTGCACGTACATATATTCGTCTTGTATCACCGCACATATACGAGCATTATGTCCGAACTGACCACGTACCCAAAGATCGTTTGTCAAAAGCCTTGTTATACGCTGAACTCCATTTACGGTCTTTGAGCCTTGGAAGACTGAATCTCCCGTAAACACCATTCTGCCACTTCCGTCAAAGGTGATACCGCCTACTATATCTTTTCCGTCATAAGACATACAGTTTAATCTCTTAAACGACCCCTCTACACCGTCAAGGTTACCCTTGAAAGTACTGTCACCCTCAACGGTGAGGTTCTTAAAGATTGCGTTCTTAGCGTCAATCGTCTGTGCTTGTATGCCTGCCGCAATGATTTTCACTACGTCAATCAAACCTGCCCACAGTTTCCCGTTCTGAATGAGTACAGTTTCTTTACCGTTATTATCAACAAAAACAGTCTTGTCAGACTTCACTTTGAACTCACCGTTTTCAAGACGTAACTCTACCTCTTTCGCCTTGTCCTCTCCCGTTTCACCATCTGCGGGTATCCATGACGCTGCCGCCTGCGTACCCTCTGTAAGGGTCACCCAATTAACCGTAACCTCGCCGTTTTGACTTTCTTTATCGGGAAAAGGGTAAGCATCAAACTTGTACATACCATCGATAGATGCTTTGTCTGAAGGTATACTGAACGTAATGGACGATATGGTATCTGAGTTATTGTCAATATCCGTATTCGCAGACCAAGCCCAATCCTTTCTGAATATATAAGCACGTAACATCTGCCCATTAGCACGTGTAATGTTGTTTGTATGTCCGCAAATTGTCAGCGTATAGGGAGTATCGGGTTTCAAGCGTATCATTATGTCGTCTCCTCCTACCCCGTACGTCTTGAATGTTCTATTCAGTTGCCCTCCTTTAATGAGATTCTTTACACCATTCTTTATCCCGTCTACCTTAAGGGATATACTGTCAGCGGTCTGCTTGATAGTGGTTATATTCTTCCCTTGCTGCGATACCGTTGTACGCAAGTCGCCCACCACGTCAACATAAGAAGATGATTCCATGATGATTTGCGCCGTGCGTGTGTCAACGACTTTATTTGCCTTGTCCTTTAGTTCTATGATAACATAGTCAGGACGGTTCTGCGCCTTTGAGTAGTTCGTCAATTTGTACGTACCACTGTTCACTGCTCCGTTTGTCATGGAGATAGTTACACCGTTGTTCATGCGTGCAGTGACGTGGTAGCCTTGTGCGCTACCTGCTTCCGTTGTCACTTGCGCACCCTTGACATGCTCAATGATGTACGAAAGGGTTACATACAGTGCGTTGTCTACTCCAACGACTGCCTTTTCACTTTGTGGATGCAAACGATAGTATTCTGCGTCTGCACCGTTTTTCACGTTGTGGAGGATGATACCCCCTCTTGCTCTTGTTCCCATGTGTTATCCCTCAATAATGCAGTCAAAGGAAGCCGTTGTAAGCACCTCTGCTGCGGTTACTGTTATTCTTCGTCCTACTTTCTTATGTGCGTTGTTCCATGCCGTATCTGCGTTCTGTCCGCTTGTACGTATCCACGACCATGCCGTATTTGGTATGGTGTTGGAAATATCAACATTCCCTTTCCTGTATGTCGCTAACAGAACAACGCTACCTTGTGAATTGTATATCGCTCCACTCTCAATAGTCACTTCAAGGCTATAGGCTTCACCCTCTGATACTTGCTTTATCCACTTTGTATTCGTTTCGGATGGTGCTTCATTGGTGGTCTGTCCAATTCCAACGTTACAGAGCCATAGCGACCCGTTATAAGAGAATCTATCGTAATGACCTGCTACTGTTCCGCTGACCCACTGACCTCTATCACATACTATCGGTGCGCTTACTCCCGTGCCTGATCCTGATATTATCGTGAATTTGTCTGAACGCACCGTTGTACCCTTAGGGGAAAACTCACTTACAATGTGTGTAGTAAGGTTGTAATCGTTAATGCCTGCATACATCACGATTCTGCTATTTTCTGAAACATATATAACTACTGCACCTTGTCTGTCGGTATCTGTCTGACTTCCTAATTGAATGATGTCGTCTTCTGCCATTGGGACATCGTTCTCCACGTTTGGGTTTGTATCATAACCCACGCAGATATACCCCCTCTGTAGGGCTGCATCTGAAATATTAACAGTGCCACGGACATTTGAAAGGTCAATGAAGTGATACATCTTCCCGTTTATCGTTTCCGTTCCTTTGTTAACCACCAATCGCCAATAATATCTGTTAGCTGCACCGCTTGTTGTGCGTGATATAAGATTGTCAGTCTTGCACATGGCTTGGTCGCCTAACCTCCAATCATTGCTGATACGCTTATCTCCATCATCAGCGAGGAAGTAACAACGGTATGCACTTACAGTCTTGCCACCTGAATTGACGCTATAGGATAGAAGTGCATTGTTAACAAGTACCTGCCTGCCTGCTGATGTGAAGTAGGTTGTTGAGTTCACAATGGGTGCTCCCTTATCGTCAAGAGGTATAACGCCGTAAAGGTGTGCGCTTGCCGATGTAAACCCAACGTCACCCGTTGTAAATGCAAGGCGTTTATACTCTAACTCCGAAAAGGTTGCTTTCTGCCTTACATTGAGTTTATCAACCTCTGCTATGGACTTTCCGTATTCGTCTTTGTATATCCCAAAGCCTGCACCGTCCAATAGCCCTGCGTGAAAGTCACTGCTTTTAACAACATTAGCAATCACTTCTCCGAGTTCACTAAACCCATATCCATTCTCACCTACTTTGATACCCTTTAAGAATGTTATTAACTCTTGGGCAGTGTCAGGGATATTCTTTCTTAGAAACCGTGGGTCAACATAGTTCTTTACTAACTCGCTTGTTTGAGTGGAGTTCAGACCGCCACCGCTAAAATTACCCGATAGGATGTTGTTTACATCTTCCTTTAATTGCGAGATAGTACCCTTTACAGATTGATTGCCAACGGTTATCTCCTGAATAATCGGATAATCAAGCTTTGTAACTAACTTTATGATACGTGTCTTCAGTTTATACCCAAAGCCGTCATCAAAGGTGACTTTCTGACCTATATATAAGTTAGGGTTATGAGAAGCAAATGCAACCGCATTGGAGGCAAAAGAATAGTTGTTGTTGTCTTGCGTCCGTCTGTTTATCTCCTTGATGGTGCGTGCTGCTAATTCGTCTTGTGCGAGCTTCGTTTCAGATTCTCCCATAACGATGTTAAACAGTACGACCATGTTACACGTATAATCAGGCTTATCTTTGCCACGTGGATAAAGACCTTCACTTTCGTTGGTAGGAATGATGGTATCCCCACTTTGATATTTTAGTATCTCGTAATCGCCTTTTAATATAGATATTCCGCTATCTCCCTCGTTTGGCTTTGGATCTATGGGGTTGTTTATATCGTGGTAGTGGAGTTCAAATCCATCTTGCCCGTTAGGTTGCCCTACCAAAGCCTGTACAAGAACGTCATATTCATTGCTTAGAGCATGGGTGTTGACCTTGAATATACCCTTTAGCGTATATCCTTGTAAGACTTGCTTTGCTTTGTCTATCTCGTAATCATACCAATAGTGCGTAATTATATTTCCGCTATCGTCTTTGTCATGTGTCGTGTTGATAATGGTCTTTCCTGCTATCTGTGTTGTAGATGGGAAAGCAAGGCGCATGTACCAAATTGTATATGTCTTTTTATCGCCTTTGTTATCAAGTTCTACTTCTTTTGTCTGCTCGTTCCTTAGAAACCTTACATGTTTACGAACATTATATACGTACAAATCAACATGGGGGTAAATATCATCAAAGGAGAGTGCCAATGTCTGTTTGATGGCATTTGAAGCGTCAAAGGCTGTCTTTGTGGTAATATTGCCGTCTGTATCTATGTATATACATCCATCGGGATATGTAGACTTGTTAAGTCCCAACCTTATAAGCGTGGCAACGTTTCCACTGCCAACAAGTGCCTTTGTAGACATGTTCTTTGTGGAACCTTGAGGATAGAAGCAGTTGTAGTAATTCTCCTTATTACCGCTGACGCTTGCCGTCTGTATGTTATCATGCACCTTTAATGTAGGTACTTCTTCACCGAGGTTAATACTTATCTGACCGAAATATAACGCTTTGTGTTCCCAGGACAAATGCCACTCGCATGAGTTGTTTTTACACCCCTGAGCAATAGCAGACAATACAGAAAGTATATCATTTGCTGACACAGAAAACGAAACAGATGCATCAACGTTACCGCAAAGGGTATAAGTGAACTGCTGCGCTTTCTCTGTTATCCCTAACGCTTCATTGATAGCCTTGCATGCGTACTCAAGTGCATTTGTCGTTAACCCCTCAAACGACCATTCTTGTTGCTTGATAGGGTTCTTATCTGCATCTGTAGTATCGTAGAGAAACGGCACACGTGAAAGCCACATTAACGGGTGGTTAAATTCAGGGGCATATTTGAAAGCCGTGTTATCTTCATTCGGGGTGTAGGCATTGAGTAACCTATATTTTAGCCCATCATCAAAAGGTATAATATACGCACCAGCAGGCAAAGTAATTTTTATTTCGCTTTGCCATGACAGACGTACTAAGTTAGACTTGCCTAACTCTTCTTCATGCTCTGCACCGCTTGTAAGTGCTGCATCTATTATCTTGTTACCGTTGATGTCGTATATTACCATAATTACAAAGATACCGACAAAAAGAAAAGATAGAATAGGGGATAAGAACAGAAAAGCCACAATGTCTAAATTGTGGCTTATTAATAGAAAAATAGTGGTTCTAATGTATTTACTTGAGTTTGTTTTCTAAATCAGAGATACGCATATAAAAGCCCTTTGTATGTGGTGATGCACTTAACTTTAATACCGTGTAATCATAATGATGTATATATTCATGTAGCAACGTTGCAGCCATCTGTTTAATTGATACTACTTGTTTCTTAATAGCCGTTGTATTATACAACGTTATTAATTTAAAGGCATTAGTATAAGTGCCTAATATCTTACTTTGCAATGTACCACGATAGCCCGTGCGATGTGGTTGAACTCTATTGACCACTTTCACTGTAGGCGCAGGCACGCCAAAGCGTTTAGAAAGGTAATCACAAAGCATCTGCGCTTTCTTCTGACGGTCTGCAATACTTTCTGTAGCAGATAATACCGCCTTATATTCTTTCTTTGATAGGCGGTTTAGTTTGACTGCCTCGTTTTTATTTGACTTTTCGTATGTGTTCATAATTCACGCCTATTATTTTTGCCCTAAAATTAATCCCAATACTCTAATGGTGTCACTTCTCGATACATCTGCACGACTAGATAGATCATCTACCCACCCATTGAAAGCATCTAATACAATGAATTGAGTTGCAATGCGTGCAGCATCATCTTCTGACATATTGTATTCTTTAGCAATAGCCTTAATAGTCTCACCCATATTCTTAGAAGATTTAACCATTTCTTCTATTTTTTCTATACTATTCATAATTAATGTTCTTTTTATAGGCGGAGTTGCCCACCGCCTTGTTAATACTATGCTATTCTAACTAAGTTTGCTTTTTTGAAACAACGCCATTCGTCTTTTTCGCAATCAAAGTACACTTGACAAGTATCTACTGTCTTTTTTTCGCCCTTTGTCGCAGGTATTCTATTACTCATCAGAGTGCCATACGCTTCACGTATGCTGCCATCTACCTTCTGAAAGTAGAACTTAACTACTCGTTTGCTAAGGGCTGCCTTTAGCTTGATATTAGTCCAAGCGCACTTTAACGCTTCAGATAGTGTATAACCATTTTTGCGAACGAATTGCCAAGCAAGATTCATTACCTCTCTCATAGTGTTCTTTAATGTAGTACTCATAACCTTTATTATTTAATAGTTTTATATTTGTTTCTTAATCACAATGCAAAGGTAATGTAATGTTGTGACACTGCCAAATAAAAGTACAAGTAATTTTGGTATTTAACACAATTTAATAATGTAATATTGTGCTTTTGTTGCTTACTTATCAAAATATTACTATTTTTGCACTTGTATAATAATAATGTAATATTTGTATGCAAATAAGATTAAAAGAAATTATGCAAGAAAGAGGTATCACCTCTATTGCGCTTGCATCAATGGTAGGGTTGTCAAAAAACACTATTAGCAACCTTATTAATAATAAGACAATGCCTTCTCTTGATACTCTCAATGAGATTGCAGAGAAAATTAACGTGCCCCTTTGGCAACTTTTTACAGAGCCGCAAAAGTATGAATTTTCTGCTATCATTGACTATAAAGGAGAACTAAAGAAAGTAACTTCTGTCGAGGAGCTAAAAAAGCTCGTTGCGGAAATTGATAAATAAAAAAGACCTCGCCAGCCTGCCAGCTATACGAAGTCTTAAAGTTTGGTTTAACGTTACAAAGGTATGAAGAAAATTCCATATCTCCTAATTCCATTGCCTCTAATAAGGGAAATTTTTAGAAATCCCGATAGGGGTATCAATGATATATTTGACTATGGTATTTACAAATCTGCTTCCACGCAGAAAACAGACGATACAAACGCATACAAACAAGTAATATATTGCTTATATCGTGGAGGTCTAACTTTGTCATTGCAAGAGAAAATCAACACATTGATAGAAGATGGTATCTTCAATTACGATGAGGAGTATAGCGGTTTCAATGGCTCTGAATTTTATCCAGAGGATAATATCGTCGAACTTGACGAGTATTGCAATACAGACAATACATTAAAAGACGAAATAATTGAGTTTCATAAGTTAAGACAAGGGAAAGACGTGCTTGGACTTGAATACAATATTGAAGCTGTGGCAAATACTTATCATAAATACGGCAAGTTTGACGGTTATCCGCTTATATCTGTCAGCGTAAAGATGATGCTTGATTACTATTCTAACCCAAAGGATAAATATGAGAAGGCATTGTTCGCAATGTATCTTGGCATTCGTTCGCTGATTGGTAACAGGGATTATGCCTGCACTACTGCCGATATGGTAAAGTGTCGTATGTTTGGAGCGAAAGAGAAAAAAGAAATGAAGTCAATGCTGACGGATGCAATTATCTCAAAGGCTTACAAAACTTACACGACAAGGCATTATTATGACAAGATGATGAAAGACCTGCGTGTGTTCAATTTCATTCAATCGGAAATAGGATATTACAGGCGTACTTATATATCCTGCAAGTTGTCAATGATGGAACTTGCCGATGTGATAGTAAGGATTAGGAAAGAGAGGTCTCTCACTCAAAGGCGCAATGAGGTTGACAAGGAGAAAAAGGATATACTTCACTATTTAAAGTCTAAAGTGTAATTAATTGTTAAAAATCAGCATCTTTATAAAGTAGACATTGACACCAGCATTGATATCTACATTAACACCATCCACTTTAATAAATA